TGGGATACACGATCTAGATTTACTGTAGGACCCTCGGGATGACCCAGTTCTCCTAGAGCACGTCCTTTAGCAACAAAAGTTTCATTATATCTTTTCACTTCGCGGGAAAGAGTCTCCATAGGATACATTCTTCCATTACGATTGCAGATATCTCCCTGGAGGAAAATACCTTCAATATACATTTTTTTGTTATCACCTTTTCCTTCAGTAATAAACTTGACTTTTTGAGCTTCTTCTGTGATGAGTTTCATTTCTTTAGTTTGTGAATGCTACTTTATTTGCCTTAATTGCAGCAGAAGTCCAGATAACGTCTGATCCTGCTTTTTGTAGAAATTCAATAGATCCTGCTGGCATTGTGAATGATAAAGTATTTCCCGCACCAACTGCCGTTGAAATACTTACAGTTGTTACACTAGACTGATTATTATATAAACGAACACAAGTTGCGGAACTAATACTAGTTGCAGCTCCAGCAGTGGTTGCTGTCGTTGCTTCTGTTTCTATAATTTTTGTTATTGGCATTATTCTTCTTCTCCTACATCAGAACTTTCATCATCAAAAATTGAAGAAGCTACTGCTGAGCGTAAATCATTTATTCTTTCTGCCGCTTTGGCAAATAGACCATTTTTAATGACATCACTAATTTCCGCTGGCGAAGCATCGGTTGCAATCAAGTCGATAATTTCTTCCATAAATTTATAACTATTGTTTCTATTATTTATATTTCCGCCTTTTTACTATCTTTTTGGAGTTGAGCATCAAACTTTTGAACTTCTGCTTCTAGATCTGGCTCAGTTGGAATTTCACCCATTCCCATACCATCTTGCGGCGGCATTTGTTCTGCTCCCATTCCCCCTTCTGGAGGAAGTGGTTCTCCTGTTATAGGATCTACCGAACTTGGATCAGGAATAATACCTTCCTTAATTTCTTTTTTAATTTGCTTATCCTGATCAATAATTTCAGAATCAGTTTGCCTGAGTATTTTTCTTCTTACATAATCTTGAGAGAAGTATTTGCCAATATAAGGTTCAATAGTTGCCAATAGACCCAGTCTTTCATTCATCAATTCAGATTCTTTTAGTTCTGCAAATTGATTATCATAAAGAAAATCATACTGAATGTGATCAGAAATTTTTTCCCAATCTTCTACACTAACAATATTTTTTAAAAGAAGTTGAGTTCTAAGTAAGTCTGTAAATAGATTTGAAAATCTCTTTCTCAATCTTCCTACAAACTTTGCAAACTTAAGTTCATCTCTTAAAATCTCTGAAGAGCGTCCAAGATTAAAACCACCATCATTTGCAATTCTTGATTCTGGAACTCCAAGCGATCTGTAGAGTTTTTTCTGGAAATATTCAATATCAGAAAGTTCTCCAAGATTTTGCCCACCGGGTAGAGTTGTAATTTCAGTTCCTCTACCACCTTCTCTGCGAGGAAGCCAAAAATCTTCCATCATAGACATGAACTTTCTATCATCTCTGACTTCTCCAGTGCTGGCATCATATGCCAACTTATTTCTATAGCGATGCATTACTTCTTTTAAGTATTGCTCTGCTTTTACTTTTGGGAGATTGCCAACATCAATATAGAAAATTCTACGCTCTGGTGCGCGTGATAATCTATAAATGACCAAAGAATCTTCAATCATTCTAAGTTGATTCAGAGACTTAATTGCCTTATGTAAATAAGATAATACAGTTCCTTTATTTCTATCTACTAATCCAGATGTACAATAAGTAATAGAATCTTTAGCAATTTTTATTGATTTCTGCCCACCAGCACTTGCAATTATTCCAGTATTATAATTTGGTTGTGGAGTATAAACAAAATACTCTTCTATTTCTGGGTAAAAAGATTTAGAAGTTTCTGTAATTGATCCGAGGTTTGGTAAATCGGATGGAGTTCTTAGATTTTTAGTTTTCTTTTCCTGTCTAACAAATCTAATTTTCATGGGATCGACATATCTAATGTCTTTCAATCCCTCATTTGGTTTTTTAACATCAATTACCTTTAGATAAAAAACCCTACCATCAACATACCAGTTTCTAAAAATTTCATGGCACTTTTTATCAAAGTCCATTAATTCTTTAATATATTTAAATTCTTCTCTAATAGCTTTTTTTAATTTATCACTTGCATTTACATTAGTCAATTCAATTTCAACCGGAGAATCATATAGATCACTAACAATTGCTTCATTAACCACATCTTCTACAGCAGCATCACATTCTGGATGCAGTGCCATTTCTCTATATCTTCTTATTAGATCAAACTCTGTTCTATAAACTCCTTCAATATCCAGATATTGACCATAAAATCCACTAGCAATATAAGTATCAACCCCGTCCTCATTATTAGGAGGAACGGGGGATACGATTGATTTGGATTGTTTATCACTTTCGTCATTAATAGAGAATCCAAAAAGTTTTGCCATTTTATAAATTTACTAACTAATAATATATTTAGTTTATATCAGCACCGCCAGCATTTCTACCATTACCCTTAATAGCTTCCCACCACTGAACCTGCATTTCTACAGTAAATTCTTGAATGGTATCTCCACTATCATATGATAGGTCAATTGGGGAAATATTGGTTGGGAAAAGATCATAGAAATGATATGCTCTCAGAGTTGAACCATCACGATCAAGTTGGAATACAAATGCATCCGCTTGGTATGAAAGTGGGTTGGTTAAACCAGTGTTATCGGAGAGTCTGTTGATGGTATTCATCCAAGTTTCAAATGCCGATCTGATGCTAAAATCAGTATCGTTAATAACGGTAATGGTCCAACTATCAAAAGTTCTGTCTCCAGCAACTTTGATGACTCTTCCTCTAAAAGGAACATCAATTGGAGTGATGGTCGATCCGGGAAGTGCTGCAGACTTAACTAAAAATCTTGCCTTGTTTAAAACATCATTTGCACCATCAATATCAACTTCTCCAGGGAAGGAAAGAACAACTTCAAATAGATTAGGTCTTGCACCGCCTCCAGATAACTGAGTTTTAAAATCCTGAACCTTTCTAAGTGGTGGTGGATTAATTGATTGATTAGCCATAGTTTTTTAAAACCTCTTAGTTATTTAACATTAATTAAAATTAATTAAACGGTTCCAATTACTTCATCAAAATTGACACCAGTTCTGGTGGCAACGAAGGTAAGACCGATGAAGTTGATAGATCTTGTGGGCTTAATGTAGATGTCTGCAATAAACTCATTATTGTCAATAACGGAGGCGGTATTATTGCTTTCATCGCAGATAATTCTATAATCAAAGATTCCTCTCTTAGATTGAATATCGCGTAGGAATGGTTCAACTACATTTACGAAGTTAGTGCGAGTTACAGCATCATTAAATTCAAATAGTTGATCTTTTGCTGCCTGTGAAATCGCTTCCTCAAGATAAATGAACAGTCTGCGAACGTTAATTCTATCAAAGGCTGAGGTCTTCTCAAGTGCTGTCTTATCACCAAATAGAACAAATCCTGCACCAGGAGAGAATACAACTGGATTAATTCTGTTACTGTAAAGACGATCTCTTTGTGTCTTTGTTGGGTTATATGCTAGTTTAATAGCATTTTGAATTACACCGCGAGTAGTTCCTGCTGGTGAATACCATGGGAAGAAATTAGTGTCTGTTCTAACACAAGTTCCTGCAAGGTCTCCATTCAGAGGAATATATCTAAAGGTATCAGAGAATTTATCATACATGTATTTGTAACCAGAATCAAAAACTCCATAAGAAGTTGAATCTAGGGATGAATAGTATCCAATTAGATTTTGTGTAATTGTTTCTGGAGAACTAATTACATTTGATCCTGAACCAGAATCAACAATCATTGATCCTCTATATGGGGAAATGAATGCAAGGCTATTCTTTCTTTCGGTTGCGACCGCAAGTAGAGTCTTGGCAAGAGCTTGTGCTTGCTCTTTACCGTATGCTGCAGAACCCATCAGTAAGAAATCTACACTTACATCTTCTGCACTTTCAAAAATTTGATATCCATCGGAAAGGTCTCCAATTTCCGATGTTAATGCTCCAGCGGCAGCAATATTAGTTCCTCCATCATAATTTGTTCCACCAGAAAGTGCATAAGTTTTAGCACCTACTGCACTGAAATTAGTGTTTTCTGCAGGTTGATCCCAATCAGCATCAGTATCAAGAGTAAATCCGGATGAATATGCAGTTGTTACAACACCAACTGGTTGCGATCCACCAAAAATATACTTTGAATTTGATGCCAGATATCTTCTCCAATATGATGG